GCCCGGCGCGACCGTCGCTACCGCGACGTCCAGGCCGCTCGGCTACGGTCCCCTGTTCTACGCGCCGACCGCCACCGTGTACGACCCCGTCACCGCGAACTTCATGCTCGACAACGACGGCGCGGTGATGACCGAGGTGACCGACTGGCAGATGCGGGTCGTGAACCACATGTACGAGCCGGGAGGAGCGCTCGACGACTCCTACGGCAGCATGCCCTTCCAGGTCGGCTACGTCGCCGACTACGCCGCCCGAGTCGAGATACTGACCTACGGGCAGGACGGGCTCGAGGTCTCGAAGTACACCCTCCACGACGCGTGGCCGGCATCAGTCGGCTCCGTGCAGCTGTCGTGGGCCGCCAAGGACCAGGTGTCCGTGCTGCCGGTCACCCTAGCATACAGGTCGTGGACGTCCACGCACATGAACCCAGGAGACTTGTAATTGTCACTTCCAAAGATAGCGCACGCTAAGTTCCAGACCGTCCTTCCGTCCACCGGCAAGGCGGTGTCGTTCCGTCCGTTCACCGGCCGTGAGCAGAAGATCATGCTGGTCGCCAAGGAGAGCGGCGCGACCGCCGACGTCATCAGGTCGCTGGTCGACGTCATCGGATCCTGCGTCGACGACCTCGACGTCAGGCACCTCCCGCTGTTCGACCTCGAGTACCTGTTCCTCGCCGTGAGGGCGAAGTCCGTCGGTAACAAGATCGAGGTCAAGGTCACCGAGGACGGCAAGCAGTACGACGCGGTCATCGACCTCGACGCGGCGAAGGTCGAGCTGCCGAAGGAGAAGCCCTCGGACATCGTGTCCGTCGGCGAGAACGTCTCCATCAAGCTCCGCTATCCGACGGCCGCGTCCGTGTCCAAGATGATCGGCGACGCCGACCAGTGGGACATGCTCGCGGCGTCCGTGGCCGCCATCATCGACGGCGAGAACGTCATCGCCGCCGACGACGTCACGCACGACGAGCTGAAGGAGTGGATCATGCAGATCCCGCTCAACTCGCTCGACGGGGTCAAGAAGTTCTTCGAGGGACGGCCTACGCTGAAGATCAAGGCGGAGTTCGTCCGGGCCGACAAGTCCAAGGGGTCGATCGAGCTCGCGGGTATCGGCGATTTTTTCGAGTAGGCCTGATCCACGCGGACCTACTCGCGTGGTACAGGCTGACTTTCTTCATGAAGCACAAGCACGGGTGGGACCTCGAGACCGTGGAGGCGATGTACCCCTTCGAGTTCGAGATCTACGTGACCCTGCTTAACGACTGGTTGGAGACCGAGAGGAAGCTGGCCGAGGAGGCCGCACAGAGGCGCTGATGCTGTTACCGGACCTGAACAACGAGAGGGACACCGCGGTCCTGGCCGACGCGCTGCAGAAGGCGCTCGCGCCGATCGTCGAGGAGATGACCGCCAACATCGAGAAGACGATGCGGGCGGCCCCGCCCGAGAAGTCGGACGTCGCGAAGTTCGTCCACGCCATGGAGTACTCCATGGACGGCATAAGGGCGGCCATCCTCGAGCTGACGGCCAAGGACGTTAAGCCGCCGTCCTCGGACGAGATCGTGAACATGATCGACAGCATGAACGAGAAGAGCGAGGAGGAGAGGCGCGACCTCATCTCGGTGCTGCTCACCAACGGTAAGTTCCAGAACGAGGTCCTGTCTAAGTTGGACAAGGGACTGTTCCTCGTCATGAACGAGAGCCTCGACGAGCTCCTGAAGGTCACCAAGGACAAGGAGAAGCTGGAGCGCAAGGAGAGGGACGAGGAGAAGAGGGCGAAGAACAAGAAGGAGTCCGAGGCCAAGGCGAAGATCCAGGCCAAGGAGGAGTCCCGCCCGATGTCGCTGCGCGACGTTCCCAACCTGATCGACGACCTGGTCGACGGCCTCAAGAACCTCGGCGTGCTGTTCGGCGCGGTCGGACTGTTCTCCATGCTGCCTAAGAAGGTGCAGGAGTTCATCGGCGACTTCACCGCGACGTTCACCTACATCCGGGAGCTGATGCAGAACTCGTTCCTCGCTCCGGTGCTCAAGCTGCTCGAGCGGCTGCCCGTGCTCGGGCCTCTCATCAGGAAGCTACCCGTCATCACGGCGTTCGTGGCCGCGTTCGAGATCATACCCGACGTGCTCGCCCGCTACTCCAAGGACGGGATCTGGAAGGCGATAGAGACCGGACTGATCGGCGTCTACAAGTTCTTCGTCGAGGACGTGCTCAAGCTGGTGTCCCAGTTCAGCAACTGGATCCAGGAGAAGATGTTCGGCGGCGTGTTCGTGGACCTCACCGACGCGATCGACGTCCTGGGAGAACACGCGCGTCAGTACGCGCTCGACTTCGTCGCCACCATCAAGTCGTTCCTCACCGGCGACTGGAAGGGAGTGCTGTCCGGAGTCGGCGCCCTCGCCGAGGACGTCATCAACGCCTTCGTGAACGTCGGCCTCTCGATATTCAAGCTGCCCGCCAACTGGGACACGAGCGAGAAGATCGCGGAGCTCTGGGGCACGATCACCGACTACGTCGGCGGCCTCGGGGCGGGGATCACCTCGTGGGTCTCCGGGCTGGTCGACGGACTCACCGACTACGTCTCCGACAAGTGGCGCGCCGCCACCGGGGCGATCGACGACTTCGGCGGTTGGATGTCCGGCCTCATCGACGGCATGATCTCCTTCGTGTCCGACAAGTGGAACTCCGCGGTCAACGCGGTGGACGACTTCGGCGGTTGGATGTCGGGGCTGATCGACGGGCTCATCTCCTTCGTGTCGGACAAGTGGAACGCTGCACTGACGTGGGGCGAGGAGACCGGCGCGTGGATGGCGGGGCTGTGGACCTCGCTCACGACGTACGTCTCTGACAAGTGGAACGCCGCACTCACTTGGGGCGAGGACACCGAGACGCTGCTCGAGGGACTGTGGACGTCCTTCACGACGTTCGTGTCCGACAGGTGGACATCGGGCATCGTGGCCGCGGGGGAGGCCGTCGGCGACGTCGGCTCGTACTTCGCGTCGATGTGGACCGGGGTCACCTCCTGGGTCAAGGAGAAGTGGGACGGCGGCATGTCCGCCATCAAGGACGTGACCGAGGACGTGGGCGGGATCTTCTCCGACCTGTGGACCGCGATAAAGAACAAGATCTCGAGCGTGTTCGACGAGGCGGTCGCCTCGCTGACCGGGCTCAAGGACGTGATGGCGAAGTGGTTCGAGACCGTCGTCAAGAAGACCGTCAACTACATCCTCGACTACCTGCCGATGGGAATCGGCGAGGGCATGAAGTTCGACGTCACCGAGAACGAGCCGTCGGAGGTCGAGGTCGCGCCGGCGAGGCCGGTCACCGAGCTCGAGAAGCGCATGGTGACGACGACGCAGCGCATAGAGAAGGCGCGCGACGACAGGATGCCGACGCAGTCCAGGTCGGCCAGCGTTAAGATCGACAACAGCAGGCAGGTCTCCACACAGTCGTACGTGGTGCAGGGCTCCAGCAGGGCAAGCCCGAGGTCGCCGCTCAACGGGGGCTCGGGCTACTGATGAAGCAGGACTCGGCGTTCCTCGAGGCGGTGCACCGCAACAACTACCTGTGGCGCAACCGCAGGCGCATGGCGTGGGGCGCGTTCGTGTCCATCATCGTCGTCACGGGGCTGTGCTTCTTCTGGGTCGACGTGGAGCGCCTCGAGAAGCTTGAGACGGTCATCACCTGGTTCTACATGGCGATGGCGTCGATCGTCGGCGCCTACATGGGCTTCGCCACCTACGCGTCCGTCGCGAACAAGGATGTTATGTACGGGGACCTCTACGGCCCAGGGCCCGGTCACTCGCACGGCGAGGAGCCGCCGCCCCCTGACTCCAGCATCACCCCCGACAACCCCGACGAGGAGCCGCCGCCCCGCAGGAGGCGCGCGCCCAAGGTCGGGTTCGAGTAGCTAGAACGCGTAGGGAGAGCCCCACTGGGCCCCGACCGCCGTGGCGACTAGGACCGCGAGCCACGGAAGTATCACGAGGAAGCACGCGAAGTTGACCCACTCCGGCGCGACGTCCCCGACGCTGCCGCCCCGGCCGACGCCGTAGAGCAGCTGCAGCTCGCGGTTCATGTACTCTGCGTCCGACTCGTCCATGTCTACATCCTCAAGTTGGGGAAGTGCTTGCTCAAGAATCTGAAGTGCTTCCGCTTCATGTACGGCGTGTTGTTCCACCAGATCCACGCGGCGGGCCACCTCTCGAACACGAAGTGACCGAACGCGAGTGTCCAGACGTTGGACCAGCGGCCGGCGAGACACCTGA